AGCTTAACTAGTCTCTTATACCGTTGCAGAGTGCTCACCCTCGAAGGGTGACATATCTCTGGAGGTAACCTAGGTGACAAACCTAGGGCCTCGGGTATATCAGCAACACAGTGCCAAATAGACTCAAGTCTATGAAACACTGTCTGTCTGAATACGTTGAAAACCTTCACGTCGAAGGTTTCCTTTATTTCTTGAACCACTATAGGATCAAGGGAATAAGGTGTGTTACTACCATAAGAATTCTTATGGATAACACGAGTGAGATCAACAAGTGATCCCATTACGTGCTCTTCACACACACGCAGAAACTTATCAGTCTCGATCATCATATTTGTCAGGTTTGACCCTGGATATGAAAAGTTAAGACCGATAGGTTCCAAAAGACCTTTAACACTGTTAAAGATCTTCTTCTGTTGTGCTGTCAATAGCACAATTGACTGTGGGCCCAGATTCTTACAAATGTCAAGGAAGTTGTCGTTAGACATCTTTCTCCATTTGTAAGTAGGAAGGACTTGATCTTCAGTTATGACCTTACCAGCAAACTCCGCAAGGAGGGTACTGGATAGAGATTTCTGAGGAGACCATGGGCACTTCATAACTGACATAATATCAGTATATTTAGTGAACAAGGTATCATCAAGTATTATTACATCATCACCAACAATGAAGAATTCATGATTGTATTCTTTTCCAAGAAGGAAAAGGAGTAACAAACCATGAGTTAATGTAAACATACCAAAACTTGGGTATAAACCCAAAGGTTGGCCACGTTTCCACTGGATATCGCCGAACTCAGATTTCCATCTGAGACGAGATATCTCTTCAATAAGGTCGATATCAATAATATCACCAAAGATAGAACGAAGTGTTTCAAGTTGCAACCCGAGAGGGAAGTAATCTGTTGCACCAGTTAGATCAATGGAATGAACCTTCTTACCTTCTGACAAGGATCTCTGGATCCAAGGTATTGCTTTAGACTGATTGAATGTACAATCCCACTCTAACTTCTTGACAATGCTATAAATAGCGTCGCCAATAGGTTTGAGTGCCAACTGATGAATCCGATATGGGGATGCGATTGATCGCAATTTCATACCGGGTTCCTGTAGGAAGTGACATTCACCTCCATACATGTGTTTGTCAGGATTAACCTTCAACCTTACTAGAGGACCACGTACACCGCGAACTACAGGAGCGTAAAGCTCATTATATTTCCAGGCAAACGTGTAGTTTTCTCGACCAGCAGCATATAGCATTTCTGCTAATATGTTATCTGATTGATGAACCCTAGTACTCGAATGGAACATAGGAGCCCACTTATTAGGTGAACCTCTATATTCGAGGAGAGTATTATGACCCCTAGTGACTGTGTGAAGCGGAAAATGACGCTTCACAAACAGAGAATAATCGTGATAAAATGATGGTTCTAAATTATCATTTGAATCACAATTAACGCCATCCATAAACTTCTGGAGTTGTGACTTAGTCACTTCCTCAGAGGTGAATAGAGAAGCGATGTTGAGTGCTTGAAGACAGGAATTAAATCTCTTTCGAGAATTCTTCCCTAGTCCCTCTAGCAAACACCATCTCATTACGGAACCAAATACACCGAATGGGAGACCACTGTGATTCTTTCGAATCCATTGATTACCCAACTCAGACGATAGACCTGCCTTACGGCGGATCAAGTCTAACTTATAGGCTTTAAGCCTAGAAGCGGTCCATTCTGGTCCATTTTCTCTAACCCACTTAAATGTTAAATCCACCAAAGGATTTATCATGTAATGGGGTAGACCTATGGCTACAAGGCGATACCGAGCTCCTCTCTCTAACTGACTCCACTTATCTTTCGATAATTGTTGTCGCATAACTGCTCCTTTCGGATGTGGTTAATGGTTAGCAGAGGGCGGCGAGCCCACTGTCAAGAATGAGGGATCAACAAGGAAGTTGGGGAATAATAACATCAGCAGAACCTTTCGGAATGCTGGTGGACTGATATCCAAGGAGCTCTAACGCTTCCCGTAGCAAAACCATTTTCTGGTTAACTATGAGGAGGTCAATAGAATCCCAAGTATCGAATTGAACGGAATTATATACTCTACTATTAGGATCAATAACTGTTGTGGTTTTAACACCCATTTCAGTATAGAGATCTCTTAATTTGTTAGTAGCATAATCATCCTTCTTATCAATATTTAGAGGTATTAACTTCTTCAAGTCACTAGAAATAGTTTGACTATTGTCAAGCATCTTTGCAATTTGAATAAGTCTTCTTACCTTATCGGTAGCTATCATTATTTCCTTTCGTCTTATTGTTGATC